GTACCGCCCGGAGCATGAGCGCCTGTTGCTCTCGCTGGCCTTGGCGGGCAACGCCTTTAAGAAGGTGTACTTCGACCCGAGCCTCAACCGCCAGACCGCCGTGTATATCCCGGCTGAAGATATCGTGGTGCCGTATGGCGCACCAAACCTTGAGTCAGCCGAGCGTGTTACGCACCGTATGCGTAAGACCAAGAACGAGGTGGTCAAGCTTCAGTACGCAGGCTTTTACCGTGATGTGGACTTGGGTGATCCGGTTCGCACGATGGACGAAGTTGAGAAGCAGAAGGCCGAAGATCAAGGCTTTTCGGCTTCAATGGATGACCGGTTCCAGTTGCTTGAGATGCACGTGAACTTGGACCTTGCTGGATATCCGGACGTTGATGATGAGAACAATGAAACAGGAATCGCCCTTCCGTATGTCGTCACGATTGAGAAAGGCACAGGAACGATTCTCGCTATCCGACGTAACTGGAGAGAAGATGACGAGCTTAAAGAGAAGCGACAGCACTTCGTCCACTACGGATACATTCCCGGTTTCGGCTTCTACTACTTTGGACTTATTCATCTTGTTGGAGGTCATAGCAAGGCTGCAACAAGCCTGCTCCGCCAGCTTGTCGATGCAGGAACGCTCGCAAATCTTCCGGGCGGTCTCAAATCTAGAGGACTCCGAATTAAAGGCGACGATACGCCGATTGCTCCGGGTGAGTGGCGAGACGTAGACGTTCCGAGCGGAGCGGTGCGGGACAACATCCTGCCGCTGCCGTATAAAGAACCGAGCCAGACTCTCTCGATGCTGCTCGATAAGATCGTTGAGGAAGGTCGCCGCTTCGCTGCGGTGTCGGACCTGAAGATCAGCGACATGTCGAATCAGGCTCCGGTGGGTACGACGCTCGCCATTTTGGAGCGCGTATTGAAGGTGATGTCGGCTGTTCAGGCCCGCATCTACTACGCCATGAAGCAGGAGTTCAAACTCCTTGCGGGCATCATCCGCGACAACACCCCCGATGAATACTCGTACGAGCCGGAAGTCGGCAAGGCGAGCGCCAAGAAGTCGGACTACGACAATGTGGATGTGATCCCGGTCAGCGATCCGAACGCAGCCACCATGAGTCAGAAGGTGGTGCAGTACCAAGCGGTGCTGCAGTTGTCGCAGTCGGCTCCGCAGTTGTATGACCTGCCGTATCTACATCGTCAGATGATTGAGGTGATGGGCATTCGTAATGCGGAGAAGATCGTCCCGCTGCCCGAAGACCAGAAGCCACGTGACCCTGTGACCGAGAACATGGATGCGCTCAAGGGCGAACCGCTCAAGGCGTTCATGTACCAAGATCACGAGGCGCACATCAAAGTACATATGGCGCTAACGCAAGACCCGAAGATTGCGGCGATGATCGGGCAGAACCCGCAGGCGCAGACTATTACTGCGGCACTTCAAGCGCACATCTTGGAGCATCTGGCGTTCCAGTATCGCCGGGAAATCGAGAAGCAGTTGGGCGTTGCCCTTCCGCCGCTTCCGCAAGACGATAACGAACAGGTTCAAATCTCGCAGGTCTCGGCCCTCGCAGCAGAACGCCTGCTGGAGAAGGACAAAGCCGAGATTCAGGCGCAGCAGATCGCCCAGCAGCAGCAAGACCCGCTCATCCAGATGCAGCAGATGGAGTTGCAGATCAAGCAGATGCAGGCGCAGACCAAGGCTCAGCAAGTTCAGATCGACGGCCAAGTAAAGATGGCAGAACAGCAGCGCAAACAGCAGAAGGACATGTTGGACGCCGCTGCCAAGGAAGACGATCTTCGTCTGCGCGAAGCCGATATATCTGGCCGACAGCAGCTTGAAGCTGCCCGTCTTGGTGTGGATATCCAGAAGCACAAGGCGCAAGAAGCTAACCGCATGGAGACTGAAGGTGTCCGCATGGGCATCGACATCGCCAAAACTAGAGAAGCTGCAATGCGGCAGCGCAACCAACCGGAGGCTAAGCCCCCGAAAAAGGAGGAGTAAATGTCCTATTCAAACGCTCTGGAATACCTTGATACAAAACTCAAGGAAGAGCGCAGCTTGATTGTTGACACCTTGATTCAAGGCAAATTGGGTGAGGGTGAATACAAACGTCTTTGCGGGGCGTTACAGGGTCTCGACCTCGCATCGAACCACATTAAAGACCTTGCAAAGAGGATAGATCAGGATGAGTAACATCGACGTTGAGAAGACGCAGGAGGAAGCAAAGAAGGCTTCGCAGTTACCTGTGCCGAAGGGATACCGCATTCTGTGTGCGGTACCGCATGTTGAAGACGAGTACGAGGGCGGCATCATCAAAGCCGAGGACACCCGCAAGACCGAGGAACTCACCACGGTGGTTCTGTTTGTCGTGAAGTTGGGTGAATTGGCCTATGCAGACAAAGACCGTTTCCCCACCGGAGCATGGTGTAAGGAAGGCGACTTTGTGCTGACCCGTCCTTATTCAGGCACCCGCGTGGTCATCCACGGCCGGGAGTTCCGCATCATCAATGACGACACGGTAGAAGCGGTGGTCGATGACCCCCGTGGCATCCGCCGTGCATGAGGTAAAATATAATGGCTGTTGAGCAAAACGAATTTAAATTCCCGGATGAAACTTCGGCTGAAGAAAAAGCCCAAGCTAATCAAGCGGATACGGAAGGTATCGAAATTGAAATCGAGGACGATACCCCACCTGAAGACCGGGGCCGTAAGCCCCTGCCCAAGGAGATTGTCGAAGAACTAGATAACGACGACCTTGAGGAGTACTCGGAGAAGGTCAAGAAGCGCCTCTCCCAGATGAAGAAGGTCTACCACGATGAGCGCCGTGAGAAAGAGCGGGCCATCCGTGAGCGTGAAGAGGCACTGCGCTTTGCCCAAACCCGTGAGCAGGAGATTAAGACCCTCCGCCAGCGCATGGGGCAGAACGAACACGCCTTTATTAAGGAGGCTGAAAAGTCAGCCACGACCGACCTGAGCATCGCTAAAGAGCGCCTGAAACAGGCGTACGAGGCGGGGGATGCGGAGAAAATTACCGACGCCCAAGAAGCCTTGACCGATGCCAAATTGAAGCTTCAAAGCATCTCTCGTGTAAAACCTTCTTTACAAGAGCCGGAGAATAGGGTAGAAACCCAACAACAGGTACCGACGCCCCAAGTCGCGTCTGCGCCGCCCGACCCAAAAGCCGAGGCATGGCGAGACAAGAATACTTGGTTTGGCGTGGACGAGGAGATGACTGCCCTCGCGCTCGGCCTGCACGAAAAGTTAGTCCGGTCTGGTGTTGATCCTCGTACTGACGAGTATTACCGCCGAGTCGATGACACAATGAGGAAGCGCTTTCCCGAAGCATTTGACGATGCCGAGGAGGAAGAAAGACCTCAAACGAAGCAGGCCCAAAAGCCCGCTCGCACTAACAAGCCAGCTAACGTAGTTGCGCCAGTAACGCGGGGAACCGCGCCGCGTCAGGTCCGCCTGACACCGACTCAAGTTGCTATCGCTAAGCGATTAGGAATTAGCAACGAGATGTACGCACGTGAAATCATGAAACTGGAGAACGACAATGGCTGATAACAGACTCGCACGAGAACTCGAAAACCGAGAATCCGCGCAACGAAAGACGACGTGGACCCCGCCGCAAACGCTTCCGGAACCGGAGCCGCAAGATGGATGGGTGTTCCGCTGGATTCGGACTAGTATCATGGGTGTCGCTGACCCATCAAATACGTCTGCAAAATTTCGGGAAGGTTGGGAGCCTGTAAAGGCCGAAGACCAACCCAAGCTGATGATGCAAGCTGATCCCAATAGTCGCTTTAAAGGCAACATTGAGATTGGTGGGTTGTTGCTCTGCAAGGCTCCTGCTGAGTTGATGAAGCAACGCGATGATTTCTATCTTCGCCAAGCTCAGGCTCAGGTTCAGTCGGTAGACAACAACTTTATGAGGCTGAACGATGAAAGGATGCCGCTCTTTACTGAGCGTAAATCCTCAACCACGTTCGGCAAAGGCAAATAACCCTTTTTGGAGTAACAAATGGCATATCCTACTGTCTCTGCCCCTTATGGGCTTAAGCCGATCAATCTGATCGGTGGGCAGGTGTTTGCCGGATCGACCCGCCAGCGTCGTATTGCTTCCGGTGCGTCAAGCATCGGTTACGGCGACCCGGTTAAGTTCGCTTCGGACGGCACCGTTGTTGTGTGCACGGAAACGACGACTCCCCCGGCTACCGGCTTTGCTGGTGTGTTCTTGGGCTGCACGTTCGTTTCTTCTGTGACGGGTCAGCCGACCTACTCGCAGGCTTGGATTTCGGGCACCTCGGTCAAGTCCGGTACGTATATCACTGCGTACGTGGTCGATGATCCGGATACCCTGTTCAAGGCTGTTGCTGTAACGTCTTCGACTATCGTTTCTTCGACGAGCGGCTTCCAGTACACCGACATTAATAACAATGTCGCGTTGGTTGCCAACACGTTGAATACGACGACGAACGACTCGCAGCAGGGTCTGGAACTTGGTTCGGTTGCTACTACGAAGTCGCTTCCGATCCGTATCGTTGATGTGGTTCAAGACACCGCGTTCACGTATAGCGGCACTGTCTACTACCCCGAAGTAATCGTTAAGTTTAACGCTCCGTACGTTAGCGACGCTTCGACGGTGTTGGGCGGTCACGCTTACAACAACCCGGCTGGCCTCTAATAGGGAGCATGTAAAAAATGGCTATTTCACGCGCACAACTGCTAAAGGAACTGCTCCCCGGCTTGAACGCTTTGTTCGGCCTTGAGTACAAGTCCTACGGCGAAGAGCACAAGGAAATCTACGAAACTGAGACTTCCGAGCGCTCGTTTGAAGAAGAAACCAAGCTGTCGGGCTTCTCGGCGGCTCCGGTCAAGAACGAAGGACAAGCGATCCAGTACGACAACGCACAGGAAGCTTGGACTGCTCGTTACAACCACGAGACCATCGCTCTCGGCTTCTCCATCACGGAAGAAGCGGTTGAAGACAACCTGTACGACTCGCTCAGCAAGCGCTATACGAAGGCTCTTGCTCGCGCTATGGCGTACACGAAGCAGGTCAAGGCTGCGTCGGTTCTTAACAATGGCTTCTCGTCGTCCTACGTGGGCGGTGACGGACAACCGTTGTTCTCGGCCTCGCATCCCCTCGTCTCGGGCGGCACGAACAGCAACCGCCTCACAGCTTCTGACCTCAACGAAACCTCGCTTGAGGCGGCGGTCATTCAGATCGCTGGCTGGACTGACGAACGTGGCCTCTTGATCGCGGCGAAGCCGAACAAGCTTATCGTCCCCCCGGCTTTGATGTTCACTGCGAAGCGTCTCCTCGACACGGAACTCCGTGTTGCGACCGCTGACAACGACATCAACGCCCTCAAGGCGATGGGTTCGATTCCGGGCGGCTACACCGTCAACCACTTCCTGACCGACACGAACGCTTGGTTCTTGACGACCGACGTTCCGAACGGCATGAAGCACTTCGTTCGTACCCCGCTGCAAAACAGCATGGACGGCGATTTCGACACCGGCAACGTCCGGTACAAGAGCCGCGAGCGTTATAGCTTCGGCTGGTCGGACCCGCTCGGCATGTTCGCTTCGCCGGGTTCGTCCTGATAGCTTTCTCCTAGGGAGCTAGTCCGGGGGGTTACAAGTTAGCTAGGCTTGTAGCCCCCCTTTTTTTAAAGTATAAGGGTGTCGTTCCGGGGTAATTTTTTAGCGTGGCAGACAGACCCGGCTGACGACATGCAGACTGCCACGTGACTCGCATGTGAGGTATTTGAAATGGCTCAGACTTCTTTTTCCGGCCCGGTAAATTTGGGCGTCTTCACGGTTGCTACGGCCCCGACCACCGCTTCGGTTGGTTCGGTTGCTTATTTCGCCAACGGTGCCGCTGGCAATCCGGTTCTGGCTTTCTGGAATGGCACCAACTGGCTCCGCGTTGATACTCTTGCTGCTATCTCTGCCACCTAATTAACTGTTAGGAGCCGAAAATGGCAATGCAAACAAATGTCCTTGCTAGTCAACCTCTGACTAGTGCGGGGCAGGCACTTGATCAGAATAGCCTTGTTATCGGTCGCGCTCGCGTCAAAGCCATCTACATTGTTCCGACTGCTTCGGCAGGCGAAGTGGTGTTGTATGACGGCGGCGCAAGCGGGGCTAAGAAGGCGACGATCAAAACGCTTGCCTCATCGACCGCTCCGAACTACATGCTGCTTCCCGGTGAAGGCATATT